CTCCACGTTGGTGTCGATGAACAGACAGCCCTTGGCGTAACCGGCATCGGCGTCGGTGGGAACCGTTTCGCCAGTTGCGATCAGGGCGTTGCCTGCGCCATCCTTCGCCAGCACCTTCACACCGGAGACGGCGGTTGCATCGAGCGCGACGCCTTCCTCAAGAGAGGCCGCACCACCCACACTGAGCGCACCGTCAATGCCCACGGCGCCCTCGATGTCAACGACCTCGGCCTCAAGGTTGGCAACCCTCAGATTTACAAACATAGCCATTGCTTTGCTCTCCTTTTAAGAGAATGGCCCGGAGTTAACCGGGCCAGTCAGAGGTTATCCCATGTCCACCAGAACGACCTGGACGCGGACCTTCGGGTTCTTGGTGACAACGGCATTGCCTCCGGACACAACCGCTACCAGATTCAGGTATGTGTCGGAAGTTCCAACCGTGATCGGGAGGGCGTAGGTCGTCGCGCCACCTATCGCAATACCCGTGGCAACGGCGCTCAGAGCCGCACCAATCGCGGTGGTTCCGAAACGAAGTTGAAGGGTGAACGTGGTGGCGTCATCGGTGCCGGGGGTCAAGACCTCTTGGGCGGTGCAAAGGATTGCGTGGTTCGCGGGAATCTTCAGCAGATTGATAATATCGCCGTTGGCAATCACCGCATCCAGAAGGGCGTCAAGATCGAACTCTCTTTCGATCACGAAAACCTTTTTGCCTTTTGCTCCGGCCTTTGCGACTTCGGTAGTCAGGGCGGAGGTGGCAGATGGTAAGGTAGCCATTATTCTTTCTCCTTGTGAGGATTATGCCCCCTGCTATATTTCAAGCAGGGGGGATGAAGTTAACATTCAGGTTGCTTGTCCTGTCGGCTAGCCCTTTCTGGCGTACAGGACGCCCAGAGCTTCCGGCTTGATGACTTCCCAGCCGTAGACCTGAAGACCCTCTTGGACGGTTGCAAACGTCTTCTGAAGCTCCAGAGTACGGTTTTTGACCAACTGCGAGTCAAAGGTCAGGGCGCACTTGTGGCCGAAGGGGATATTCCAACAGGTGTTGGCGCCATCGGTCACGGCAGTCAGGTTATTCGAGCCGTAAATGGTGAAGTTCGAGATCATCCCGATCTTGCCATTGCGGAGGTTCTGGTTGCTCTGATCCCCGGTGAACAAGGCGGAACGCAGATCAGAGGTATTGATCTGAGCCAGCGCCCACTCCGGCAGAACCATCCAGCGCCCAGCCTTGGGTACGTTCTGCTCGGACAGGACCGCATCGCAATAAACGATGTAGTCAAGGATATTTGCCTTGGTCAGCGCAACGGAAGAACCGGTGGTGCCGAGGTTGTACGAGCCGGAGACCGCACCGGCAGTCGTGCCGATGTTATCCGCGTGAGCGTCGGCATAGAACGCGCCGAGGATCGAGCGGTCAATCGAAATGCCGAGCTGTTCGCCGCCATCAGCGGACCACTCTTCCAGAGCATTGATGTCGTTCTGGAGCTTGTCGATGTCATCAATCTGCACCGAGTAGACCTTGGCTTTGTCGATCTGGAGTTCGACAGTATCCGGTTCCGGGGTCTGCCGGATCGTATCGAGGTCCATGTTTTTGGTGTAGTCGCTGATAACGACAGTCGGGCGGGTACGGATGATAACCTTATCACCCTGTTTACTGATTTCGCCCTCATAGTCGCGGTTGGCGATCTCACCGAAAACGGTGGCGCTGTAGAACTTGATGAGCAGTTTTTTCGCATAAATCTGGGGGGTATACTGAGTCTGACCCTGCGAACCGAGGTCAGGATACCCGGCGGTACGTCCTACCATGTCGGTATCTCCTTATTACCCGACAATCCGCCCCTGCTGGTTTGCCAGCAAAATTTCATGCTCAAGGGCTTGAGCCTCTGCTTCCTTGCCCCGGTATCGGCCCAGCTCAAGGTCTTTGTAGAAGGCGTTGATTTCAGCCATCTTGAAAACCCTGTCTTGCTTGCTTTGGGCGTTTGCCGGAGGTTGACCGGAACCACCGCGTTTCGGCGGGGCTGCCAGTGCGTCAGGCTTCGGAGGCTCGTTACCACCCTTCTGCGGCGGGGGGGTGCCGAGATTATTGATTTGTTTGTAATGGTTGAATATTTTCGCCACACGACCAGCGTTCCCGTTATTGAAGGCATTTGTGATGATCGCCTTGTAGGGGATGCCTGAAATATCGTCCTCGGTTTCAAGGAAAGACAGAAATCCGGGATCGGTGTTCAGCGCCTTCCAGCCTTCAGCATGTTCGTCCAGATACCCGAAGAACTTTTCAGCCGCCGTCTGTGCGGTTGCGGTCTCCACCTTGGAGACCTTTTCCTCAACACCCTGCATCCTTGCGTGGATAAGGGCGTCGATAGCGTCCGTCAATTCGGACCCATAGGTGTCGTGAAGGTTCGCCAATGCCTCTTCCGCAGATACATTCCTCTTCCCGGTGACCTCTTCCGTCTGGCCTTTCTGGGATACAAGCTCCTGCATCTGCGTGTTGAGCGTGTTAACTTGCTCGACAAGGCGAGGTACTTCAGCGTTGTACTTGCCCTGCATGACCTCGAAGCGTTGACGCCAGTAGTTTGCGTCCTCGGTTTTCGGGGGTTCTGCGTTGGGCTGGTGAGCCGGTTCGTTGTTGACGGGTTGCTTGCCCGGATCGTCAGGGTTGCCACCGGGAGCCGGTTCATCGCCGGGGTTCCCTGCGCCCTGCCCGTTATCGGGGATCGCAGCGTCAGCTTTCTTTCCACCCATGAGGGCTTCCAGTTCCGCCTCTGCACGTTTGATTGGGTCCATGATTCCTGTGGTCATTTTCTACCTCTGATTTCGGAGCCGCTATTCGCGGGGTTCCGTATAACGCCGGAGCCTGTTGTCAGGGATTCCGGTCTATTTCGTTGCGTGTTAACTTCAATATCGTTGATTCACAAGGCGTCAAAAAGCCTTGCTCATGTTCGGTTTCGCGCTTGCGCTCTTCAGTCTGCATATCTCGGAATAGGCACCGTCTATTTCCCGGCAAAGTTCCTCAATGAACTGTGCCCGGCCTTGGAGCCGGTGAATCTCGATGTCGGTTGGGCACGTTCTGAGCAAGGCGTCAGCCTTTACCAACTGTCTGCCCAGATATGCCCGGAAATCGCTTCCATCAACCTCATGGAGCGCGGCAAGGTCCGCCATCCTCTCCTTCGCGTAGTCCGTCATGTCCTCACTCCGGGCTGATTCTGGAAGGCATTATGATCGGTGCCGCCCGCCGGGTTCCCTGCCGGGTCTTTCTGCTGCTGCTTCTCCGGCGGGGTCTGCCCCTGCCATCCGATCTGCGCGGCGGCTTGTCGCGCCGATTCCAAAATGTTCATCATGTCATCGCCACCAAGCTCTTCGTAATCGGGGATTT